CTGGTTTCATCCACCCTTGATAATCGTGAGTGGCAGCGGCAATCATATTTTGAATACCGTCTTCAATATTGTCAAACTGTTTCATAATTTTAGTCATTTCTAAACCTCTTGTTTCAACTCATCTTACTTATATACAATACCATACAATTAGAGCAAAGTCAAGCGTTTATTTCACTTTTTTTAAAGTTTTTTCAACTTTTTTTTCTTCTGGGGGTTTTTCTTTTTTCAAATCATAGGCAGATTGTTGTCTCTGCCTATGACTCATTATAGTCCTTTGTATAGGTGTTACCCTACGCATCTGCCACTAGACCAGATGCAGACCTACTGGCTTGAGGATATTCATCTGGTTTTGGAACTACAAAATTTTCATCCCACCCAAAGGCCTCTTGAACTACATTTGCAGATAGACCTTTATACATTTGGTGCAACTTCTTATCTTTTGCAGCAATCAATAGTTTTGCTTCGTTTTGGTGTAATCCTTCTAACATCTGAAAGAACATAACTTCTTTCTGGTGTTGTTTGGTTTGTCTGTCTGCACCCCTGATAAAGTGCCACAACTTCTTTGCTTCCATTGCAAGCATAGTGTGTTCTGTACCCTCTGGTGATTCGTTAGGTGTATAGGGAACAGTACCTTCTGGAAGCACCCATTGAATATTTGGATCGAATGATGCTTTGAGTACCATTCGTAGAGAATCAGTATTGTTCTCTCTAAGGATTTTGACTTTTTGTGCTTTGGTCTTTGCTTTACCCACCTTGTCAAGTACCTCTGAAAATAGAGGTGTATAAGTTTGTTCTGGCATTTTAAAATTCTCCAATTGTTTCAGTAAGATTTTTCAATCTTGATTGTATAAAATAATTTAGTAGTTTACTTCTATCACCGCAAGGTGCATTGTCAAAATCAACCATAATCTCTTTTTCAAGTTCCTCTGGAATCCTGTCTAAGTTGATAAGCTTGTCATTTCTCTGGTAGTTTCTTTTGACCTCATCTTGTAAATCATCAATATCTATATCCAACCAATTTTCAATCTTTTTCTTTCCCAAAGGTCTTTGTCGTAATCCATCGACAAATGTGTTATCAGGTGATAGGACATTAGGTACTCCATCACTTGTGTCTCCTTTGAGTATGTGCTCTTTTATATAGGTGTCTGGATCATGTCCGTTTACATACTTCTTGAGAATGGGTGAATACTGTTGTACGTTAGAATATTTCTGTAACTGAATAAAGTCTTTGTCACCAGATACAATCATAATCTTATCATCATTACAGAAATGTTTACACAGTGTGGCGATGATATCATCTGCCTCTGCACCATATACTTCCATGTACTTGTAAGGTAAGTTATCTTTAAACTCTGTCTTAATCTTGTTAAGAACCTCAAAGATATTATCCCAATCCAAGTCAGACTTTTCTCTTCCTTTCCTACGACCAGCTTTGTAGTTAGGAAAGTAGTCACGCCTCCAATAGTGTTTGGAGTCNTATGNAAGAACCACNTCACCATATTCATTNTGAAACTGTGNNCTNTACATNCGAANTGAATTGAGNATCATGTGTCTTACCATGTTCTCATCGGGTTCTTTTGTTTTNGTCATATTCAAATGCATCATCAGACTAGCCAATGTGATTTGATTCATATCAATAATAATCATACNNTATAGTAAGCGTTAAAGCTCATGCTCCTTCTTTCACCGTCACAATGGAATGGGTAGACAGAGTGTTTCAACCACGATGGAAAAATAAGCATCATTCCTACTTCTGGTATGAACTTTAGATTATCACTTCTAAAGTCAGACTTTTCTCCATACATAAATTCGATCAGTCCACTTGCTGGATAGTGATCTCTAAATTCTTTTTCGTATACCTCATTCATACCTTCTGGTATTTTGAGATAGATAACACCAGAGAAGTTACCACTGTGTGTATGCCATGGATTGTATTCACCCTGATACTGACTTACAATCCAACTCTGGTCTAGACGTATGTTTTCAATTGTAGGAGTTACATCCTTACCAATCTTATCCCAACCATACGCACGTTTCTTTTCTGTCATATAATTTAGATACTGTAGACAACCCTTCTTTAGAGTGTCACCTAGAAACTTTGTGTCGTCTTTATCATACGCTGGTATCTTTACTTCCTTCGATACCTTACCAACAAGACCATGCGAGAAATCAAACTTAGCAGATAGTACATTGTCACTTAATACTGCATCACCCAATGTGTTTACGACAGAAACAAATTTCTCTGGTACTTCCAATTGCATAATGGTAGGACTGAAGTTTTCCCAAATGATAGGTTCAGGCTGGGTCTGGTTCATTTTCTTCATCCTCTTTGAATATATCATCTAGTATTCTGTCCAGAGCATCCATATCAAACTTTGCATAGGTGTCTCTAGTTTCTTCTTCTTTAACATTCATAGTGTGTCCAATAAGAGTAGTCATGGGATGACCATAACCCAAGTGTCTAAACAACATAGACTTAACCACCTCATTCATAAATCCTACCTCAGCAACAAGTTCATCTTTCTGAATGTCAACACCATTTTCTGACAGAGAATGGATAAGAGGAATCATCACCGATTCAGCAACATCCTCAATGAACATCATATCCTCTGCTAACTTCTTAGTTTCAACAGATACCTTTTTAAGTTTAGGAGATTTCCACGGCCCTTTGACCACTACCCCTTCGGAATTATCGTCTGCCATTTAATCCTCTTTTCCTGATGTTCACCATAAAAATTGTCACACCAATCACCATTTCTTAGATATGTATTACACTGACGAATATAACCTTCGTGATTAGAGAGTTGTGCTTCTGCACCTTTTATATTTCTTCTGATGTCACTTCTAGCAACAGATGCCAGTTCTGATGTCACTTCTAGCAACAGATGCCAGTTCTTTCTGTGTCTTAATCCACTTTTTAACTTTATCTGGATGAAGTATATGTTCTTCTGATAAACCAATTAAAGAATGGTGGAGTGACGTATTCTTAGCAGGGCCTTTCGCAGCACGTGCCTTTGCAAGTCTTTCTGCCGCGGCGGCCTTCTGCTCAGGTGTCATAGGTTTGCGCCTCTTACGAGGTTTCGGTTCTACCCATCCATTATTCACAGAAGTTTTTGCCTTGATACGTTTAGTCATTCCACTGTCCTGTCTCTTTCAGTTTATCAATCTTCTTCATCCAACGTCTACGTCCTGCTGCTGCAGCAAGACGTTTCTTTTCTCCTTTAGAACGAAAGGCCTTCCTCTCACGAATTTCGTTCAAGACACCTTCTGTCTGCATACGTTTCTTTAAAACACGCAATGCACCATTGATATCATTGTTACGAACTTGGACGGTCAGTCCAGCCTTTTCTCTATCTTTTCTCATTGAACTACCTTATTAATTTCAGTCTCAATGTTTGACATTGAAGTAACTTCGTCTTCTGTTTTAGAAGCGTTCACTTCGTTTTCAAGTTCTTTCCACGCATTGGTAGAACGAATCTTACCATATACTAGACGGTCTTTCATCATACGGTTCATAATAACTTTACGAGCTTCTTCATCTGAATACTCAAGTAGGACAAACGCACGATANTGTGTTCCAGTTGGANAGATTTCCATCTCTTTTGGATTGTAACCAGCAACATCAACAGATGCAATTACGTTCTTTGTGACCTTTTCAACTTCTGACATGGTGGTTGCAGATACATCATCGTCTGTACCAAGTCGTGTCATAAAGGTTTTCATCATACCATCTAACTTACCATTGATGCGGTCAGCAAGAGTATACTTTGCATTGAGTGTTGCCATGTCAACTGACAACTGCATATCTGGTGATTGAGCAGTACCTACACTGTAGATTGCTTTTTCATCGGTTGGTAGTGTCTTGAACCATTTTGGAACAGTTGAAGTTGCGGCTTCTACCTTTTCCTGTTTGTATTCAATTGATGAGGTATTCAACATTTTTGTTGCATCAGGGTTTGCAGTGCAGGCACCAAGTGCAAGTACACTTCCCAATACTCCAACAGTTACATAATTTAAATTATTCATTACTTCAATCCTTCTAACGATTCAATCGTTTTATCTACTGCACCAGTTTCTACAAAAAAGTCTAACACCTCTGGGCCGATGTTATATTTAAATACCAAGTATCC